ACAGAACATTACACTTCTCGACACGTTTACGCATTACTTGACATAACTTGCTACTTGTGAGATAATATGTAAGCTGGGAACTCGGGCATGAGATCCTCTTCGTGTAACACGTTTACACGCCTTATGTCACGGGTTCCCAGCACCTACTACTAAAACATTTATGGAGAACGACAATGCAACACTACGACACACAATCTAACGTGTTAGGGAATTCCCTAACTTCTGCTAACGCAACAGCACCAGCTATCAGTACGCCGTCAATCGCTACGTCTGCCATGCTGGTTGAGCTATCCATCAGCACATGGACTGCACGCAAGAAAGACAAGCGAGCGTCAGAAGACGTTACCCGTTCCAACGGTGCCGATTCCGGTGCGGCCAGCGTGAACAAGAACCTGCTCAGTGGGTGCGCTGAGTTGGAAGCCGTCCGCAAGTTCGGAGCCAATGCGCGTAACATCCACTACTCGATGACTATGCCGTGGTCAGATGTGGGCTTGCGTCTACTACCTACCGCTATGTATGCCAAGTACCACCAAGCGATGACCGAGCTTCAAAACGAGTTCGAGCGACTGGGTGAGGTGTTCATCAACGCGTATGGCTGGGAGTACAGCCAAGCACAGGCACGACTGGGCGCACTGTGGAAAGCTGACGACTACCCACCGGTCGAGTCTATCGCGGCTAAGTTCGGGTTCCGTCTCAACTACATCCCACTACCTGACGCGGGTGACTTCCGCATCGATGTGGGCACTGAGGCAATGACTCAGATGAAAACACATTACGAGGAGTTCTATTCGACACAGGTCAAGCGTGCGATGGATGACGTATGGCGTCGTGTGTATGACTCACTCACTAAGATGTCAGAGCGCCTCGACTACGGCGACCACGAGGACAAGAAGATATTTCGTGACACGCACGTGGACAACGTGCTCGACATGGTGGACTTGCTCGACGTGTGCAACGTGACCGGTGACTCTCAGATGTCGGCCATGCGGCTCAATCTGGAGGATGCACTGCGCGGTGTGACACCGGACGCACTACGTGAGGATGCGTTCCTACGTGCTGAGACCAAGCGAGCCGTGGACAGTGCCATCAAGTCTTTACCTTCACTGGATATCTAAGGAGCCGATTATGTTGCACACCAACCATTGCCAACATCCGATGGATGATTTTATCGAGTCACACGCAGGGTCTGACATCTTTGTGTATGACTCGTGCGGCCAACAGTGTTACTGCATTCGCCATAGTAGCGAGGACAGTGACTACACAAGTTCTATCCGCTCGCTCGATGAAGCGCGTGAGTGGGCAGAGAGAAAAGCAGTCGGACGGTTCATCACAAGTGAGCCACCAGCGATTGCGCGGTAACAACCAACAACCACACTACTAATAAGTTAGGGAATTCCCTAACAATGGAGAACGACAATGAATGCACAAAATATGTATGCACTAAACCTTGACCAAGTTGCCAACGCGATACTGCACACCGGCGACCAACGCACCACGCTTGTACAGGGGCACATGGGTACTGGTAAGTCAACACTGCTTAAGATGTTAGCAGAGAAGCTACCGACCCACGTCCCGTGTTACTTCGACTGTACCACCAAGGATCTAGGTGACATCGCGATCCCCAACTTCAAGACATTGGACGATGCCGATTTCGTTCGGTTTGTACCGAACGAGGAGCTGGGCATTCACCACAACAAGCCGGTCATCTTAATGTTCGACGAGTTCGGCAAGGCCAACCCCGCAGTCAAGCAAGGCGTACGTCGTACGATGTTAGAGCGTATGGTCGGTGCGACTAAGCTACCCGAGGGATCAATTGTGTTTGCCACAACTAACCTTGGGGCAGAGGGTGTCGGTGATGTACTGATGGCACACCAGCGCAATGCGATCACGGTGGTCACACTACGCAAGCCCAACAATGTCGAGTGGATCGAGTGGGGTATCAACAACAACATCGACCCGACCATACTGGGCTGGGCGAAAGACAACCCGCAGTTGTTCGATGGGTTCGAGGACGTCAAGGATCCAGAGGACAACCCGTACATCTTTCACCCCAAGGCGCAACGTGCGGCATTTGTCACCCCACGTTCATTGGAAGCGGCGAGCGACTACCTGCACAAGCGTCACTTGCTAGACGATCAGACCCTAACAGCTTTCCTTATGGGTACGATCGGCGACCGTGGTGCGATGGATCTTATGGCGTTCGTCAAGCTGGCCGATCAGCTACCGTCGCTCCAGTCGATCAAGGATGACCCGCTGACTGCCAAGGTTCCTGACAGTGCGGCGGCTGTGTGTATGGTTGTTTACAGGTCATTGGCTACGATGTCCGCTGACTGGGTTGACCAGTGGATGACCTACCTGCCACGGCTCGACGTCAGTGCACAGGGTATGTTCGGTGGACAGGTCACGCGTGACACGTACGCACACCGCAAGATCATCATGACTAACAAGAAGTTCACCGACTGGGCGATGGCTAACAACCACATGTTCGCGGCGGACAAGAAGTAGTTAGGGAATTCCCTAACTCGTTAACAGGAGAACGACATGCTATCTATTGGCAAACAACTGACAGCCGAGCAACGTCTAAGCAAAGCTGTGTATGACATCATCAACAACCCCAAGTACGTGGCGTTGGCTGGCGTGGTCATGGTCGGTGATCGCAGTGTATCTGACACCGTACCGACGGCTTACACCAATGGACGTGATGAGGTGTACGGACGTGCGTTCATCGAGTCACTCAATGACGCCGAGCTTCGCTTCCTTGTACTGCACGAGGTGTATCACAAGTTGTACAAACACCTCACCACATGGGAGTGGATGTACAAGCAAGCCGCCGAGCTTGCCAACGTCGCTTGCGATCACGTCATCAATATCAAGATCAGCGATGACAACACCGACGGCTGGGCTGTTATGCCAGCCCAAGGGTGTCGCGACTACAAGTACCGTGGTTGGGACGAGGCTCGTGTGTTCAAGGATCTATGTGAGAACGACTCAGGCGGTGATGGCAATGGTGACGGTGACAGTACCACAGGATCGCATAATGCGGCTGTAGGTCGCGGGTTCGACGAGCACGACTGGGAGGGTGCACAAGAGTTGACCGACGACGAGAAGCGTGAGCTTGCACGTGATATCGACGAGGCCATACGTCAGGGTGCGCTGGTTGCTGGCAAGATTGGCGACGGCTCCGAGCGTGATCGGTTCGGTGACTTGCTTGAGGCTCAGGTCGATTGGCGTGAGGTGCTACGTGAGTTCATCCAGACCACATGTGCGGGCAGTGACTACGGTACATGGTCACGTCCTAACAGGCGTTACCTATCGTCTGGGTACTACATGCCCAGCGGTATCAATGACCAAGTGGGTGAGCTTGTCGTGGCTATTGATACGTCAGGGTCTATCGGTCAACGTGAGTTGACACTGTTCATGAGTGAGATACATCAGATCTGTCAATCGCTCTCGCCCGAACGCATACGTGTTCTGTATTGGGATACGCGCGTACGTGGTAACGAGACATACGAGATGCACGAGCTTGACGAGTTACCCAAGGCGACCAAGCCGGTCGGTGGTGGTGGCACCAACGTCGAGTGTGTCCCTAACTTCATACGCGATGAGGGCATCAAGCCCCAAGCGTGTGTCGTGCTGACTGATGGGTACGTGTGGGGATCATGGGGTCAATGGGACTGTCCTGTGCTATGGTGCATACTGGACAACAAAACTGCAAAGCCCGACACGGGTAAGCAAGTTCACATACAATCTGGAGACATGTGATATGGAATACGCATTCGCTGTAGCGATCATGGATAAGGTGGTCAAGGATCACTGCAATCATCTGCTGGTAAAGGGTCAGAACAAACATGACCCACTGACTCCAGCCAGTGCCGCGCGAGAAGTTGAGGCGGTCAAGAACGCGTACGACAAAGTACGCAACGGATAACAAGTTAGGGAATTCCCTAACTCTTATAAAACGAGGAGAAAACAAATGAGCTTTACATGGGTAGCAGTAGACAAATGCAGGAGCCAAGCGTCGAGTGCATTCGAGTTCGGAGCCCACGGTGACGATGAAGACAAGGCATTGTTCGCAGACTGGCAACGACAGGTAGGTGCGGCGCTATGTTCGCGTGACTCTGGTATTACGTTTATACAACGTACCAGAACATCATCGTGGGTAGTGCGTGACGACTGTCCGTGGGCTATCGGGTTCATCGCCTACACCGACAATCGTGAAAACAAGGTGGGTGGGTGGAAGCCGACCTATTGTGTACACGCATGGTCGATCATCAATGACAAGTACAGCAGTGGTAGTACCAATCGCCACACCAAAACGTCTACCAATTTCGACACCGCATTGAAACTTGCTAAGACGTATCTGCGTCGGCCTTCGCCAGCTACGTTGGCTAGCGTGAGACAAGGTACGTTGCAGAAAGGTATGCGTGACGAGTTCGAGAAGGTACGCAAGGGCGCAAATGAAACAGCAACTAAGGTGGTGGATATCGTGACAAACATATATGGGTCAAGCCGTAACCATAACAAGCGGCTGTACAAAGAGTTGAAGAACCTACTCGACATGGGGCATAGCTTTCTTGACCCCGAGTTCAAGTCAGACGTCGAGGCAATGGTGCTCGCTGATGAGACACTAGGTTCAGCGACTATCGAGGACGTGCCGTTCTATTGTGTCATGACGTACGAGTCGCGTGGCAAGACTGTGTTCGATGTAGTCAAGGGTACGCAACTCAATCCATACAGCGCCGATCTCGAACAGGCGTACTTACGTTACACCGAGGACAAGCTACCCGAGGACATCACACGTAAACTTGCTGTACTGCAAATGCTCGACAGTGAAGACTTCGTTGACGGCGTAGGTGTGAGTGCCGGTAACGGGGTGTACTATGTCGTCGCAGAGTAATGAGTTACCACACGATGATAACATCTACCGCGTTGTGGTATACCCTAGTACGAAAAGTGTCTTAGTCACATGTTTCGGCATGGAAGGCGTTGACATGGCAGTAGAGGGAGCCTACGATTCGGTGGACGAGTTACCTGAGTGGATACAGCGCAAGCTGGCGGTACTCACTATGCTCAAGGTAAAGCCACCTATGCAAGCTGTATCAGATGTGGGGCGACGTATAGATGATGATACCTTTTGGGTGTACCGATCTTAGTAGTGTGAGAAACGTTAGGGGCTTCGGCCCCTTTTTTTGTGCCTGTAAAAATGAAGTTAGGGAATTCCCTAACTCTTAAAAATGGAGAGCAACATGGCAATGACACCCGAGGCGAAAGTAAAGAAGAAAGTCGTCGCACATCTTAAGACGTTAGGCGCGTACTACTACTACCCTGTAACCGGGGGATACGGTAAGAGCGGAGTCCCTGACATCATAGGATGTTACGAGGGCAAGTTTTTTGGTATCGAATGTAAAGCAGGAAAAAATAAGCCCACCCCATTGCAAGAAAAGAATCTGAATGATATAAAACTAAACCACGGCATAGCGTTAGTTATAAATGAAACCAACATCGACGATGTGCTGAGTGTCTTAGAGGAGAGGACCGATGGAGTTTAACAAGTTTCCACCAGAGGCGTACGCCGAAAACGGCTGGGTCATTTCGGGCGAGGATCGTTACCGACTGCGCCCCGACGGGCTGACGTTTGAGGGGTTCACACAAGAGGGGTTCTTTGTGTATGGCCTGACTGATGCGGACGACGAGTCGATCGGGCTACTGGCGCAAGCGAGCGAACAAGATGCCTACCACCCTGAGCTGGATGCGGATCTCGATCCCACCAGATTGTGATACCAGTTATCAATATCGCGCCGAGCCTTGCCGGTCGCGTATAGCTTTTTTCAAACCAACTAGGAGAACAACATGACAACGAAGAAGCAGTCCAAAGGGGACAAGGTACGTGCGTACCTGAAAACAAATCCTGACGCGAGCCCGAACATGGTCGCAAAAGTGACAGAGGTTTCGTACGGATATGCGTACAAGATCGTCAAGGAGGAGCAAGCCAACCGTGCTACCGCTAAAGTCGTTACCCAACATGTGGAGGAAGCGACAAGCACCGGAAAAAAGCCACAACCCGCCAGCCTAAGACAGGTTGGTGGAACGCATTACAAAACTTTATCCGTCGAGCCTTGGGACGCAATGCAAGCGTGGATGACTAAAGAAGAGTTCATTGGGTACCTGAAGGGCAACGTAATCAAATACCTTGCCCGAACCAAGGGTGACGATGACTTGGAGAAAGCCGACCACTACATGCAGAAACTATTCGAGGTGAAGTGATGGATCTCATTACGTTAGATTTTGAGACGTACTATGCTAGAGACTTCTCACTGTCTAAGATGACAACAGAAGAATACATCCGTGATCCTCGTTTTGAGGTGATCGGTGTAGGAGTTAAGGTAAACAATGAAGGCACTGAGTGGGCAAGCGGTACACACGATGAGATCAAGCGATACCTTCACACCTTCAACTGGGCGGATAGCATGGTACTTGCTCACAATACTATGTTTGACGGTGCTATTCTGTCTTGGCTCTTTGATGTTCATCCTCGCGTTTACGCTGACACTCTTTGTATCGCCCGTGCTCTACATGGGATTGACGCTGGCGGAAGTCTCAAGGCGCTATCTGAACGATATCAGATCGGCGCTAAGGGGACCGAGGTTCTAAACGCGTTAGGTAAACGTCGTGCCGATTTCACTGAACAGGAGCTTTCGCAGTACGGCGACTACTGTATCAACGACGTCGAGCTTACCTACAAACTCTTTAACATCTTTATGCGTAAAGGGTTCCCCAAGCACGAGCTTCAGCTAATCGACTGTACGTTACGTATGTTTGTTGAGCCTGTGTTGGATCTGGACATCGGGCTTCTCGAACAGCATCTCGAAGATACCAAGGAGCAGAAGGACCAGCTACTTGAGTCGGCAGGTGTGTCTAAAGAAGATCTCATGTCTAACCCGAAGTTTGCCGAAGTGCTCGAAGGGTTAGGTGTCAGTCCACCCATGAAGGTAAGCGCGACTACAGGTAAAGAAACATACGCGTTCGCTAAGTCCGACGAAGGGTTCAAGGCGTTGGCTGACCACGAGGACGCACGTGTCCAAGCAGTGGTGGCCGCACGGCTAGGTAATAAAAGTACCTTGGAAGAGACACGGACGCAGAGGTTCATCGACATCGGCAAGCGTGGGATGTTACCTGTACCCGTACGTTATTACGCCGCACACACTGGACGCTGGGGTGGTGATGACAAGATCAACATGCAGAACTTACCCAGTCGTGGGCCAAATGGTAAGAAGTTAAAGCGGAGCATCCTCGCACCCGAGGGATACAGCCTGATTGATGCGGACAGCGCACAGATCGAGGCACGGGTGTTAGCTTGGCTAGCAGAGCAGGATGATTTAACCGCCGCGTTTGACGCAGGGGAAGACGTCTACGTGAAAATGGCTTCTAGGATTTATGGTTGCGACGAAGCGGACGTTACCAAAGATCAACGGTTCGTAGGTAAGACCACCATCCTTGGCGCTGGCTACGGTATGGGCGCGGTGAAGTTTCAGGCACAGCTTAAGAACTTTGGATTTGAGGTAGAACTCGACGAGGCTCGTCGCATCATAAACATCTACCGTGAGTCGAACTGGAAGATCAACCACCTGTGGCGCAACTGCCAGAACATGATACGTGCGATGGTCAACGGCGACAGTATGCAGGTTGGCAAAGCTGGTGTGTTGGAAGTGTTGGGATCGGAACGCGCTGTCAGATTACCGTCAGGGTTGTTGCTACGGTATAACGACTTATCAGCAGAACAGACTGAGAACGGACTGGAGTACAGCTACAAGACACGTCGAGGCCGTACGCGAATCTACGGTGGGAAGGTGACAGAGAACCTGTGCCAAGCGGTAGCGCGTTGCATAATTGGTGAGCAGATGCTACAAATCAGCAAGAGATACCGCGTTGTGCTAACGGTTCACGATTCGATTGTGGCCTGTGTTCGCGACGATGAGGTAGATCAAGCACAAGCATACATAGAAGATTGTATGCGTCAGGTTCCAGCATGGGCGGCAGGACTACCCATTGACTGTGAAAGTGGTACTGCCAAGTCGTATGGGGATTGTGAGTGAGTATAGCGCCGTGGTCGTTTAGCAAGGCAAAAGCCTTTGAGCAATGCCCTAAACAGTTTTATCACGAGAAGATACTTCAAGAGTATCCGTTCGTTGAGACTGAAGCTATACGCTACGGCAATGCGTTCCATACAGCCGCTGAGGAATACATCCGAGACGGCACTCCGCTCCCTAAAATGTTTGACTACGCTCAAGCTATGCTCGACTCGCTCAATGCCAAGAAAGGCGCAAAGCTGTGTGAAGAGAAGCTGGGTGTAACTGAGAACTTGTTACCGTGTGGTTTCTACGACGCTGATGTGTGGTATCGAGGTATTGCTGACCTGTTGATTATCAACGAAGAAGACGGGTTGGCATGGGTAATTGATTACAAGACAGGTAAGAGTGCGAAGTACGCTGACAAGGGACAGCTAGAGTTGATGGCGTTGCTGGTGTTCGCACACTATCCGAAGATTACGCACGTACGTGCTGGGTTGTTATTCGTTGTGAGTAATGACCTAGTAAAAGATAGCTACGCCGATTCCGATGCGGGTATGCTGTGGACTAAGTGGACGAACATATATTCGATTATGCAGACAGCCGCTAAACGCAATGTATGGAACGCCCGACCAAGTGGGTTATGTAAGCGCCATTGTCCTGTGACAGTGTGTGTACACAACGGGAGTAACTAGATGTCACGTAACTACAAAAAGGAATACCGCCTACAGAAGGCACGGGGTGAACATGAAGATCGTATGGAGCGACAGCGTGCTCGCCGCAAGATGGACAAGACAGGTAAAGATGCCAACAAGAATGGCAAGGCTGACAAGCGCGAGGGTAAAGATGTAGCGCACAAGAAGCCGCTGGCACGTGGTGGGTCTAATAAGGATGGCGTCTCGGTACAGAGCCGAAGCCGCAACCGTGCAGGTGGTGGTCGTCTGAGCCGTGGGCCACGGAGAAACAAGTAATGGCTTTTCCGTTGGTGATCTGGGATAGAGCACGACTACTCTTGATGGGAGGCTACCGCCAAGATGAGGTGTCCTCAAACCTAGCAGTGGAGTTTGCTGACAGCCTTGATGAGTTTCAAATAGAAGACCTACCTCTGATGGTAAGGTCAGTGCATCGGCAACTAGAGATGCTAAAAAGTAAAAATGTGACGCCGATAGAACGGCGCGTTTACGGAGAACAACGTGCAAATATTAAACAACAAGGCGCTTTTATTACGCCTGAAGAATCCAAACAAAGTAACGACGACGGTACAGAAAAGTCAGGAACTTTCGGATAACCAAGTTGTCGTGAACTGGGGTGTGGATGAAGCGCACACCCTCAAGAATCTAAATATTAACGTCCCATCACCTATACAAGGACGTTACAACTGGCCCGGCCAGTACAAGCCCTACGACCACCAGAAGACAACAGCCGCTTTTCTTACTATGAATCGCCGCTCGTTCTGCTTTAACGAACAAGGTACGGGCAAGACGGCTTCAGCTATCTGGGCGTCAGACTTCTTGATGACGCAAAAGCAAATACAACGGGTACTTATAATATGTCCGCTATCTATCATGGATAGTGCATGGCGTAATGACTTGTTTAGTTTTGCGATGCACCGCACGGTGTCGGTTGCCTACGGTAGTAAAGAGAAGCGCAAGAAGATTATCAACGAAGGCTCTGAGTACGTCATCATAAACTACGATGGCGTTGAGATTGTCCTCGATGAGATTCGTAACGGTGGGTTCGACTGCATCATCATTGACGAAGCGACTCACTACAAAAACCCACAGACCAAACGCTGGAAGACGCTGTTCAAACTATTAGACGATAAGACGTGGTTGTGGTTGATGACAGGTACCCCTGCCGCACAGTCGCCCCTTGATGCGTACGGACTTGCGAAGCTAGTCAACCCCGCAGGTGTGCCACGATTCTTCAGTGCGTTCCGAGACATGGTGATGCACAAGGTGACGCAGTTTAAATGGTTACCCAAAGAGAACGCCACGCAGATCGTATACGAGGCACTGCAACCGGCCATACGGTTCACCAAAGAAGAGTGTCTTGATCTGCCGGAAATGGTGTACGTTAAACGTGAGGTAGAACTGACACGACAGCAGGCTAAATACTACAAAGATCTTAAACAGAGACTTGTTATACAAGCCGCAGGTGAAGAGATCACCGCCGCTAACGCCGCTATTATTATGAGCAAGCTCCTACAAATATCTTCTGGTGCGGTCTACACCGACGATGGAGCGGCGCTGGAGTTTGATATCAAGCACCGCTACAAGGTACTGCGAGAGGTAATAGATGAGAGCAGTAAGAAAGTGTTGGTGTTTGTCCCGTTCAAGCACACCATTGACATCCTCACTGACAAACTTAGGTCGGACGGTATAACAACTGAGGTTATACGTGGAGACGTGTCAGCACCAAACCGTACTGCTATCTTCAAACGCTTCCAAGAACAAGACGATCCTCGTGTGTTAGTCATCCAGCCGCAAGCGGCGGCACATGGGGTTACGTTAACTGCCGCCAACACTGTGGTGTGGTGGGGGCCAACTAGCTCACTTGAGACCTACGCACAGGCTAACGCTCGTGTACATCGATCAGGGCAAGATCATAAGTGTACTGTCGTACAGCTACAAGGATCGCCCGTAGAAAAGCGTGTTTACTCACTACTAGACAGTAGAATAGACGTACACACAAAAATGATCGATTTATATAAAGAACTGCTTGACTAGCCCATCACGTGTAAGTAGAGTGAAAACCCCGACACTTGTGTCGTGTGCGTAGGAGACTCAAATGAGTGAAGAAGTAGCAGGGTTAGCAGAAAAGCTAACGCGTGTTTATCTAAAAATCCGTGACGAAAAAGCCAAGCTGTCTGCGGAGTATAAAGAGAAAGAGGCTAGCCTTAACCAGCAAATGGATAAGGTAAAGACCGCTCTACTCGATTACTGCAAAGAGCAAGGTGTCGAAAGCGTCAAGACTTCTGAAGGGTTGTTCTACCGTTCGGTGAAGACTAGGTACTGGACTAGCGACTGGGAGCAAATGCACAAGTTTGTGCTTGAGCACGAGGTTCCTGAGTTTATGGAAAAGCGCCTGAACCAAGCCAACGTGAAAACCTTTCTTGAAGAGAACCCCGACATTGTGCCGAAAGGTCTCAATGTGGATTCCGAATACACAATCTCAGTAAGGAAAAAATCATGAACGGTCCTTTTGTACCAATCGAAGATCTGTCCAAGCACTTCTCTGTATCTGTATCAACGATCAGGGCTTGGGTGCGGCAAGGGCACATCCCTAAAAACACCTACATAAAAGTAGGTAACACCTATCGCTTCTCTATTGCCGACGTGTCTTCTGCCTTGACTAATCAGCACGATAATGTTGTTTCGTTTAACGAGGCGTTAAACAGAAGTGCTGAAACGGTAATGGCAGATGGTCTGGAAGCTCAAGCAGAAGTCGATCAATCTGATGAGCATTGGGCTGACATGTTTACTGCTCCTCTCGACGATGATGTCTGATGGACCGGATTAGTTTAAGCGGTGGGACGTTCCGCATTATCGATAGTGGTAAGCAGGTGTCAGTGGTAGACGGTGACAACATTAAGTTTGTTATCCTGAACGCCGCCAAGATATCTCGTTCTTACTACGTTGATGCGTTTGATGCGAACAACCCAGCACCACCTACATGCTGGTCAGCAGACACAACTCAACCGTCACCCGATGTTCCTATGGAGGATCGACAGGCATCTCGATGTATGGACTGTCCTCAAAATATAAAAGGATCAGGTCAAGGTGGTGGACGAGCGTGTCGGTTTGCACAGCGTTTAGCGGTCGTCTTAGACGGACAGCTTGATAAGGTATACCAACTGCAACTACCAGCTACCTCGATCTTTGGTCGGGTCATAGATGGCAAGATGCCGATGCAAGCCTATGCACAGTATCTATCTACACACAGCACTCCAGTTATCTCTGTGATAACACGTTGTGCCTTTGATCGTAATACCCCTGTGCCGAAACTGTTCTTCCAAGCGCACCGTCCCCTCGAAGAAGAGGAGCTAGATCTCGTTGTCTCGTTAGCACAAAGCGATGAGGCCAACGAAGCGATTTCATTTAACCCGCCCCGCAAAGGGCAACTCTTTGCAGAAGTAGACGGATTTGTCTACACCTCTGCGAATGCAACCTAAGGAGACTAACCATGTCAACTGAGCAACACGTTATCAGCAATGCAATTGCTATTTACCCCAAGATTGACCGCACGTATCGGTTTGATACTGCCGAGAACCGGTCAGTTCCTTGTGACGCACTGGATGATGGTGCGGAATACACTCTACAGTTCAAGGTCGATGAAGCTACGGCTCGCTCGTTGTACGCCTACATGAAGGCTCTCTATAACGAGCGCAAGAAGTCCAATTGGCCTGACATAAAGAATCCGTTTAAGAAGACGGACGACGGTATGTTTACCTACAAGGCAAACCTCAAGGGCGCGTACAACGGTGAGAAGACAATTAAGCCAGCGCAGTACGATGCCAAGACGCAGAAGCTACCTGACGACTTCCAGTTAACAAGTGATAGCGTAGTAAATATCGCTGTTGTCGGTGTTCCCTATAGCGCATCGATGGGAGCAGGGGTATCTTTGAGACTGCGAGGTGTGCAGGTAATAACACTAGCAGAACGTCAGAGTGTTTCTCCGTTCAGCGCTGTTGATGGTTTTGATGTTAACGAGTCAAACCCATTCGCAGTTAGCAAGCCAGCGCCGGTAGCAGAAGACCTTGATGGGTTTGATGCCCCAGCAGAGGAACCTGCTATCGAGGAGCCAACTAAAGTTGTTAAGAAGTCCGCTCCAGCACCCGCAGAAAGTGAAGACCTCAGTGCAATTATCGATAACTGGGACGATTGATTTAGTCGTCACAAAGATAATTGGACCGCGCTACGGTAGGGCGGGGGACAAACGTCTCTGCCGTAGCGCCTCACGCAACGGGTGGAAACATGAATACAAAAACATTTTTACAGAGGGTGTTAAGTAGCGAGGGACACTATTGCATATTTGCGGCGAAATCGGCGGAAGAGCGCAAGACACAAAAATTCTATAGCTCTATCGACGCTGTTGTGGATGCCGCAACGCAGTTTGACCAGCAGGGATACGACGTCTACTACGGGCTAGCAACGTTCCACGAGGCTAACTCCCGTAAAGTTGATAATGTAAAACATATTAAGTCGTTCTTCCTCGACCTTGACTGTGGCCCGACAAAAGAGTTCGCATCCCAAGAAGATGCGATAAAAGAATTACGTAAGTTCTGCACGGCTAATTCACTGCCGAACCCGACGATGGTTAACTCGGGTCGTGGTGTGCACGTGTATTGGTTTTTGGATGAAGCTGTCTGCTACGAAGATTGGTTTCCTGTAGCGGAAAGACTGAAGCGATTGTGCGCGAAACAGAACTTTCTTGCTGACCCCGCAGTCACATC